ACAAGATCTCCCTCATTTTCAAACTGCTCAAGTATGCTGTCTTTTGCAGCTTTTCTGAAAATTTGTGCGCACAGTGTGCGAGCCAGCATTTCGGCATATGTGGAGGCTTTTACACGTCTTACAACATTTCCGTTTTTATCAAAATAAGGGATTGTAAAAATATCTTTGTTCTTAAAATTTTGCTCCAATCGTTTCATCAACAATTGCCAGCGCTCAGTATCAACCTCACTTGAAAGAATACCGGTTTGTGAAAGATTATTTAAAGCCTGCACAACTTTATGTTTGTCTGAAAAATCCGTGCGAACATAAGACTTTACTTTCGCAGCTATTTCTTTTGTTATTCTCAAAAGGTGAGAATAATAAATATTTTCAATACTTGCAATCTGTATAGAAGCCAGAGCTATAACAGCAATGCCGAGTGCGCTGATTCTTTTTTTCTGGTCTTGAGCTCCCTGTCTGTAACTTTCTTCAATCGCTTCGTCTGAAAATTCCTTAAATTCCTGTTCGAGTTTTTTGATAAGTTTTTCCAGTTTTTTCTTCTCAATAGCAAGTTTGAGTATATTGCCGCCGGAGTTTGCAAGCTCTAAGATTGTTTTTTTTATTTCTTCAAGACGTTTTTTATAAATCTTTAGCAACGACTTTTTTTGTTTTAACTGAATTTTGCGTATTTCATTAGTCATCAATCATTACGTCTTCAATCGGCACGGCTGCCTCAGCTTTTTGTTCTGCTTGAATCTGTTTTAATTCTTCATTTGCCTGTTCGTCTGTAGCTTTATCCATCTGCTTTATCGCAGACAGCTTGCTTTGCGTTCCTGCAAGTACTCTGTCGTTGCAGGTTTTGACCACTTCCGTATAATCAAGCTTTATCGCATTTCCCCAGTTAACAGACACGTCTGCATATTTTGCACCCGAAAATGCCAGAGCGCATTTTACAAGCTTTTTGACTGCGTTATTAAGAGAAACCGCCCTTATGTCCTCCACCTTAGCAACAGCTGACATAAAGATTTTTTGCAGGCTCTCACCCGACATATTACCCGACAAATCCACTCCGTAAGCCTGCGGAGGGGTTTTTGTCAGAATATAGAAAAACTGCATAAGAGTGTTTATATGTGCTTTTATTGCTTCCGATTGCAAATCAGCCGTTATATACTCTGGCTTTTGCCCGTCAGAGCCGATTTTTACAAAATCGCTATTGGGAAAATATCTTTCGCCCGTAACAGGGTTAAACTCCGTATTTTCAAGGCTTCCTGCAAGTTTCGGGTTTGCGTGGCGGTTGATGATTTTTGAGTTCTGGCTCACTGTGAGCATTATCTCTTCCACAATGCTTTCGCAGCTCTTATAATCACTTTCGCCATAATAACAGTCGCTTTCTGACGTGTTTTTGACAGGGAACAGGACAAAGTCATCCCATTTGTCCGAGAAATTATCAATCTCAACAAGTCCGAAGTCCCGAACATTTTCTACCGGAACAGACATTTCGCCATTCGAAACCATCCACACTTCGTTTTCAATATAGCCTTTGTGGATTTTTTCAATGTGTTTGTAAGCTTTTGCGTCTTTTTCAATGTCATAGATAAGGATATGACCGGCTAAGTCGTTCAGGTTGCCGTTATTAAAAACAGGGAACCAGCAATCGGGGCAGACTGAAAAAATCTTCACCTGATTATCAACAAACGCAAGTTTAAACAGTCCGTTGCCAAACCTTGAGTTGTCGATACAGACCTCTTTTAAAACAGAGATAAAATTGTTTTCTTCGGAAATTTTGTCCCATATCTCCTGTTTGTCAGTAACAATTTCAAAGTCGTTGTTTGTTGTGAGGAATTTAAAAAAGTCTGTCAAAGCTTTAAAGAGGTTAATCTCCACGAGGCTTTGAGAGGTTGTATTCTGCAAGGGGTAGCGTTTTCTTATTTTCATAAGCACGCTTGCAAAAGGTGCCGCAAACTCCGAGCGGTACAGTTCTCTGTATCTTTTATAATCCACAAAACGCTTTGTTTCTGCGGAGTCTTGTTTTAGTTTTTTTATAATTTCCCGTGTATCAAACGAAGTCAACATTTTATAAAGTTTCCTGCTCCAAAATTATTGTATGTCGTCAAATGCTTAAATAGGGCATATCTTGATGAGTCCATACAGTCATCATTCAGCTTTACCGGTAAATCCGCCTGCACTGTCGATTTGAGCCTCTCATCTTCCGAGGGATAGCGGTATGTTGCATACTCCTGCAATGTATGAACGCACCTGTCAGACACAATCAATCTGTCATAGTTTATAACGCTTCTGACAAGTGCAATGCTGTCCTCGACTTTGGGTTTTTCTTCATAAACAACAAGCCCGAGGCTGTTTCGCAATTTATCGTTTTGCTCGGGTCTGGCATTATCACAGTTTGCAAAGCTGAAAAACCGCTGATACTCATTCTGTTTCTGCTCAATCCAGTTTATTACACTGTCAGCTTCTATCTTCGGGCAGCATAGCTCATCAATTTGATAATACACACCGTATTTTAAAAAACCGAAAAGTGTAACCGCCGTAGGATGCACCCATCCCCAGTCCACGCCGAGGAAAAACTCCACAATCTCGCCGCTATGGATTTTTTCCAGAATCTCTAAATGCGGCAGCGTATGTTTTTCGAGGTTGAAAGTGTCATAGACAAGCCCGTCAGCGACAATCCACAACCCGTCTATTTTTCGAGCCTTAAATGCCCCTGTATAAAGCTTTTCCTGATTCCTTATAAAAACATCCGACAAATTTGCATTGTCGTGCATTGTAAAATGCCAGTATTCAAAAACATCTTTTACATCTTGATTCCCCTCAAGATAAGGCTTGATTTTCTCCTGATAAAGCCAGTGGTTAGAGCTTTCGGGGTTGCTGTCCGCAAAGGCTCTTGCATTTGCCGGTGTCAGGCGGCTGAGCGCCATATTGTAAAAGCTATAATGGTGCTGCGGCAGCTCGTTTGCATACCAAAAATCCCACGTTCCGCCTTGAATTGCCGCCGAGCTGTCAGACTTTCCGCCCCCCACCACAAGGCAGTTATATACTTTGCCAAACAGTGTGATGTCCAGTTCGCCCGATGCGCTGTTATACTTAAAATTTCCCCCGAGATAGTTTTCAATGAACGGTTTAAGTTCAATCAGCACGTTGTTTCTCACAGTGCTTTTTGAATAACCCGAAAACACCTTGAGGTTTTCATTTCCGATTGAGTCAAATATTTGCGGAATCTTTTGCACTATGTTTAAGGTTTTTCCGCTCCTGACAGCACCATCTAAGAGTGTGAGCAAAGGAAAGTCCTGCGGCTGTTTCGCAAGAAATGCTCTGGCTTTAAGGCTGTATTTGCTGTTCTCCCATTTTATCGGCATTCATACCTGCCATTGCTTCTAAGTAGGCTTTTCTTGTATTCTCCGCAGGTGCAGTTGTTACTTCATGTTTGTCCGACCAACCAAACTGTTTTAGTGCAAAAATATCGCCACCGTTTCCTCTGTCAATCAGCCGCATTTCATAAGCGTTTTCAATTCTTAATTTTGCTCTTTTTATCGTGTCAGAATATTCATCATTCTTTTGATAATCCATAAGCGTTTCACGTGTGGTATCAAGCCACAGCGCAAGCCCTGTAATGGTTACATGTTTTTTGTTTGATTCACAGTCATCAAAATATGCATCAATAAGTTTTTGAAGCGCTTTAACTGTTTTAAATTTTTTAGGTCTGCCTGTCATAGATTTTAATTGTTTATTATCATGATATTATACTAATAAGGTCTTAAATCAAAGGTTTTGGCATGAATACATTTTCAAAAAGATATGGGTATGAAAAAATCAAAGAGTTTCAAGTCCAATCATTAGACAATGAAACAAGAAATTTGTTATGGAGTATGTTCTGGAAAATATGCAGTATTGAACTGAATATTATGCAGAGTTTTAATAAGTTTGCAGAGTATATATGGGTTGATTTTTTAAAAAACAGAATAGATGAATTTCCTTGCTACAAAACAGGAACAGGTTTTATGTCAAAGACACAGCCCGACTACTCATTTATAAAAAATATCTTTGTAAATGGTGAGTGGTACAAGGTTTATGATCTGCTTGAAGAATTTTACAGATATTTTGGGTATAAAAGTATTAAAGATTACACAAATGAAATTCTGGAGAAAGAAAATTGTGCATACAGATTAGTTGATTCTAATATTGTAGAAATAACTGCGGAGTGTGAAATAAAGGAAATTGAAAAAGCTGTGGCTTCTAATGATATTGCCGTAAAATCTCATATAACTAAAGCTCTTTCTCATTTGTCTGATAGAGAAAATCCTGATTACAGAAATTCCATAAAAGAATCTATATCCGCTGTTGAAGCTTTATGTCGAAAATTCACAGGAGAGAGCACTCTTGATAAATCTCTAAAAAAACTTGAAAGCAAAGGTCTTGTACTAAATCCTCAATTAAAAGCCGGGTTAGAAAAAATTTATTTTTATACCAATTCAGAAGGCGGGCTCAGGCATTCATTGTTGGATGAATCTAAAGTTGACCAAGCAGATGCAAAGTTTATGCTGGTATCTTGCAGTGCTTTTGTAAATTATATTATTTCAAAACTTGCCTAATTATACATTAACATACTGCCCTGTTTCCATTGCAAGCGGTGAGCCTGCAATGACTTTAATCTTTATTCCCCGCCCCTGCGCAAATGCAATCCACTGCTCTAAGCATTCTCTTTGTTTTGTACGCTTTTCGTCTGCACAGTCGAAGTCACATCCCGCAAAAAGGATTTCATCATATCCTTTCAAAATAGCATAAGCTGTCATGTAACTCATTGAAGATGCAAAGTAGCGGTGCTTTTCAATCGTCCTTCCTTCAACCGGAATCCGGCGAAGCTTATACACTTCCTCAAACGGGAAGTTGGCTTGAGTAATAATACCTTCGATTTTTTCTTGTTTGTGCAGGTCAAACCACAAATCATAACGCTTGAATTTGTCTTGATGATGGTTTAATCCCCAGACCTCATAATCAGAATCCCAGTCAAAGTTTTTTAGCGATTCACCTACGCCCAGTATTGCTAATTTTCCCATAATCTAAAAAAACAGGGTGAATAATATGACGAAAAAGAGGGATGTTCACCCTGAATAACTGCATCTACATAGTTGAGTAGTTTGTATGTATTGTATTTATGATTTCGTATTGTCCGTTGAAGTTTTTACGTGTTTGTTGATATATCGGGTTCCCTTTAATATCTTTTTTGCGGGTTTTAAGAAAATCTCCGTAAAAAACGTTTTGATTTGAGAAAGAGCCTTGTCTGCAAAAATTCTTCCTCTTTTCGTATCGTTTGAACTCGTTAACGGCAGTTTTGCCTTTGAAAAATTTTTCTTTGTCTTTGCCGTCTTTTCGCATAGTATAAACAAGCGTATGAGGAGTTCCGCAATTTTGACACACTGCAAATTCAACACGTTTGTAATATCCGTTTGTGTTAAAAATCAAACGGGTAACTTTCAAGAGTTCACTACAACAATACATAAAAACCTCAAAATAAAGACGGCAACAAAGCCCTTTTTTACCTTTCGGCTAAATGCCATAGCTCCGGTCCGCCTCATACGTGCAATTTAAGTCCGGCATTAGACATTTCAGGCTTATTGTTATTATAGCAAATTATTTTGTCCCTAAAGGGACAAGTTTTTAAATAATACCGTTTGATTTTGCAATGATTGCTTCGCGCACAAGGGAAGAACGATTTTTTACATTAAATGTGTTAAATAAATGTTTTATTTTACGTTTTATGCTTCTTTCACAGTATCCTGTTTTATCCGCTATCTGCTGGTTTGTGCTGCCGCTAATCAATTCCTCTAATATAACTTTTTGTTCTTCCGTAAGCTTCATAAAATCTCCTCAATAAGCTAAAAATTGTGTCGCTAGTTGTATTTCATGTTATTTAGAACCTTTTACAATGAAGTTAAGTAATAATTTATTGTGTTGATTGTTTTTACAGTTGCTTTGTTGTGTGCAAGCAGTGTCTGAATTGGGTATTCGCTCAACCCCATGTCTAATGCGAGCTCATAGGTCGAGATTTTTCGCTGCTGTTTTAGCTTTTCAATTTTCTTTGCTATTTTTGCGGCATCTTGAGAGCTTGCAAAGACATGCATTATTCTCCCCCCTTTAGCTTCCAGTAGTTCAGGATTCTCGTAGATGTTGCCGATGATTTCCATTCCACAATGTTTAATTAATCCGTCATTAAGTTGAAGGTCTAAGCTAAATGGCAACATTTTATCAATATTTTTTAATTTTATTTTAGAAAAATGAAAACCTATTGAGGAAAGATTGATAGCTTCTTCATTTTCATAGTCAACTGGATAAAATTCGTCATATTCAACTTTATATAAGTCCGATTTATCATTATTGCATTGCACTATATCCCCCTCAAAAATCAGCTTGCCGTTTTTGTCTTTTAAGCCTGTGCATTGCTGCAAAACAACTTCATCTGCTGAATATACAGTATAATGGTCGCCGGGTTCATCATATTCTTCAACCTCATATCGAGAATTGGCACCACAATTAAATAGGTTAAGTAAATATCCGTATCTCTTTTCGGCTTTTATCCATGCCCTAAACTTAAATCTATCTTGCATTATATCTCCCTTTCTTGCATTCTCTTAATTTCTCTCTAAGTTCCAATATTATTGCGTCTTTTCTTTTAATTCTTTCTTCGAGTTGTTTAACAGTGTGAGTTGCCAAATTCAACCGCCATTTAAGATGTTGCGTCTCTGTCATATTATCCATTTTCTTCTCCTTTCGCCTTGCGGATGATGTCGAGGATATCGTCGCAAATAACCAGAGTTGAACCTGCGTACTTAATGTGTGTTTTATCTAATGTTACAATCTTCTCAATCTCATCAAGGGCTTGCTTGTAACGGCTATTTTCAATCATTATCTGTTCGTTAGTTGTCATTGTTTATCGTCCTTTTTTATTAAATCAAATTTCACTTCTAATACAGGTTCATCAACTTTTAAATCTGTATGCATGCCATTGCCATGCCAGTAGGCGGCTTTGAATCGAGCTAATAAAAATTTTTCCTTGGCGCTATTTTTTGGATAACCACAAGCAAAACGGATAGTATCACCTCTTTTAAGTGGTCCTATTCTTTTTGCCCAATATTCTGTATCTCGTCTAAATTCTGATGTTTTCTCACCTGTTTTTATTTTTTCAAACCACTCTTTTTTAAGATTAAATGTTAACATCACTCCACCACCTCTACGCCTAGGGTTTGTAGGATTCGTTTTACTAATATTCCTGCTGCAAACATTTCGTTATCGTCAGCCTCAATTAGTTCTTTGATAGGGCCTTCTTGTGCATATATTTCTAGCACTTGCTTTATTGAGCAGTTGTCATTCTTTGAACAGCATTCAAACTTTGCACCGTCGTAATAACACCCGCCCCAGTGGTATGCTGGACAGCCTTTTACTATGTATTTAGTCATTGTTAGCCTTTCATTAAGTCGTCTAATATATCAGAGTCCACGCCTAATACTTCTTTTAAAGTTTTAATCCGTTCAAGAGCTCTCAATCTTTTGGTATTCGTCAGATTTCCTGAATGTAAATCGTAGTAATAGTTTTGTGTTGTCTTTTTTAATTCTTCTTTTATCTCTTGTTCTGTTAGTTTTCTACCCATACACCCACTCTGTCTCTCTGATTGATTGTTTTATATATTTAATATAAA